TGGTCGAAGAAGTAGTGGATATTTTGATTTACGAAAACTTGACGGAACTGTGATTCACAGGTCAGCAAGTTACAAAGATTTACAACTATTGAGTAAAAGAAAAACATTATTATGGGAAAGGAGAGAAGACCAATTCCTCCCTCGAATGAATTCGGAGGTATCCTTGGTCGATTTCTATGATTGATTCTTTTCAGGTTATGTTTGGTGTAGACCTGAAGAAATCACTGGATAGTAGTGATAACGAAGACCGCTACATATTTGGTCTCGCTTCCACTGAAGATTTTGATATGGAAGGCGAGAAGATGTTACAGAAAGGTTTGAATATTGATTACTTCAAAAATTATGGATTCTATAACTATGACCATTGGAAAGGTCCTGATGCCATTATAGGGGAGCCTATTCCTGAATACTTGGCTATTACTAATGAAGGCTTTCAAGTAGCAGGACGGCTCTATAAAGGAACTAAATTAGCTGATGATACTTGGAACTTAATTAAAGTTTTACATAAATCCCAATCTAATAGAAACTTATCTTTTTCTGTGGAAGGAGTGATAGTTGAGCGAGATCCAGTTAATCCTAAGATAGTAACTAAAGCCATGATTACTGAAGTGGCTGTTACTCCTAGACCCATTAATCCCAAGGCTACTCTTAAAACCCTGCTGAAATCCTTTAAAGGAGAAGTTGATGAGGAAGAAGAACTCCGCAAAGCTTTAGAAGCAGGATATGAAGTTAATCCTACTGCTATGTCAGGAGGAGAAACTCTGCGAAAAGAATCAATAGGCAAAATAGTTAGTGCTATTCGCTTTGCCATTGATAATGGAGACCAGTGCCTTACTTATCTAACTAAAAAGGGATTCTTAAATAGAGAAGAAGCGGTGCTGGCATTTATGCTCACTAATCAAGATGTTAAGAAGCTTATTGATGTGTATAAAAATTAATGGAGGTGCAACGACATAATGGGAATTTTTGAAAAACCCCTTGATGAACTAAAGTCTTTTTTTAACTTAAATGAATCATTAGAGAAATCTCTTGATGGAGAAGATAAGAAAGAAGAAGAAGACGAAGAAGAAAAAAAGAAAAAAGAAGAAAAAAAGAAAAAAGAAGAAGAAGAGAAGTCTCTTAATGATTTATTTACTAAAGTAGATGGCTTCTTCAAGTCTATTCAGGAGAAAGTAGATCAATCTTTAACTGGACTTAATAAGTCTTTAGAAGAGTCCAATGCGAAAAACGTAGAAGGCTTTGCTAAATTAGTTAAATCTTTTGAAGAGATAACTAAAGCAGTAGATCAGAGCCTTACGGAAACTAAAGAAGAGTTAAATAAAAGCTTGGAAGATTTCAAAGCTGAAGTAGATGCTCGGATTAAACAACTGGAAGATACTCCTAAAACTAAGAAATCTTTAGAAGCTATTGAGAGATTCAAAAATCAGGAAACTCCTCCTGAAGGAGAAGAGCTTTCTAAATCAGTAGTTACCCAACGCTTAACTGCTCTGTTCCAAAAAGGTGCAGTTTCTGATTACGATTTAGCTTTCTGGGATGCTAATAAGAAACTTGGATTTAAAGTGCTACCAGAGAAAATTCAAAAAGCCGTTCTTGAATACAAAGAATAAAACTTATAACCTTTTGGAGGTGTACCCACTCAATGAACAACCCGCTTTTCCAGTTTAATGAAGGATTTGGCATGTCCTCAGTAGAGGAGCTTGCTGCACTTCAGAAAGCATTATACGCTGGATATGAAGTTAACCCATTGGCTATGACCGATGGAGCAGCAATCCGTGCTGAAGACGTAGATAATACATTGCACATCACTACTTATCGTGATGAGCATTTTAGAATTTGGAATGACATAGCTAAGATTCCTGCTTACTCTACTGCAGAGCAGTATATTAGATTAACTGGCTACGGAACAGCTGAAGGAGGGTTTATGGGAGAAGGTAGTCTTCCCAATGAAACTACTTCTCAGCTAGAGCGTATGGTAGCTTTTGTTAAGTATATCGGAACCCGCAGACGAGTAACCCACCCTATGATGATGGCTAGAACCTATGCTACTGATCCTGTTACTATGGAAAACAGGAACGGAGCTATGGTTATTGCTCGTCAGTTAGAGTGGTCTATGTTTTATGGTAACTCTAAACTGGGACACGAAGTTGGTGGAAGACCATCGGAAGGTTTAGAGTTTGATGGTCTGTGGAACTTTGCTGAAGTAGAAGTAGATATGAGGAATAAGCCTTTAACTGAGCGAGCTGTCAATAGTATTGCTCAGGTAGTGTTAGATAACTACGGAATGCCTAATCAGATGTATTTAGACTATGCTGTTTGGCAGGACCTCAATACTACTTTCTTCCCCAAAGAGAAAGTCTTGTTACCTACCAATGATGGTGAATATACTGCTGGAGTAAAGATTGGAAGTATGGTTACTCAAGCAGGAACCATCAGAGTTAGCCCTGCTTTCTTCTTACAATCTACTGACCTCCGTTCTCCTCTGCGAGAATGCCCGTTAGTTAATACCAATGTTGATGTTCCTCTTCCTCCTTCTGCAGTAACTATTGGAACACCTACTGGTTCAGATGGTGATTTTGTTAAATCTTTCCCCACTGGTGGAACTGTATCTTACAAAGTTACTGCTTGCAACTTCAATGGTGAATCTGCAGGAGTGGCAGGAGATGTTGATGTAGTTCTGACCTCTAGTGATGTAACTAAACACATTCCTATTACTATTGCTAATGCTACTTCTCCTACTGCTAACAATGTAGAATACTACAACATTTACCGCAAAGATGATAATACTGGTGGTAAATACTACTGGATAGCTGCTGTTCCTTGTCAGGATCAAGCTGGTTCAGGAGCTACTGTTTGGAATGATACTAATTCCGTTATGCCTGGAACTAGAGTAGCTTTCTTAGGAGAAATGAATCCTGATATCATTCACTTCCGTCAGCTCTCCCCTCTGATGAAAATTGACCTAGCTCAGATTGATACCAGCTACCGATGGGCATTGGTCATTTACGGGGTTATGGTTCTTACTACTCCTCGTAAGTGGGTAAAAGTTAAAAACATCGGTCGCTTAGTTGCCTAATAACTTAGGAGGGGGCATTGTTTTGGTGCCCCCTTTAGGAGGTTAGATATGCTTATTCGAAACATCGATTTGAAGAATAGACAGCTCTTGGTCAGTGGAAAAACCATTCGCTTTAATGAAGAAGGGATTGGTGATATCCCCGATCAGGAATTGTTTGAAGCACTACTTAAAATAAAGGGATTCACAGATGTGAATCACCCTACTGCCAATAAGGTAGATTTACGGGAAGTAAAATCCATATCTATAGATGACTTAGAAGAAAAAGAAGAAATCAAGGAATTAGAAGAAATCAAGGAAGAAGAAGAAATAAAGGAAGAAGAAAAACCCAAGTCAAAGAAAAAAGGTAGGTAGGATAAATGATAAAACTACCTGGACTTCGCCTCTCTATAGCTGACTTAACTAATCAAAAATTAGATGGAGTAGCTATTACTGCTTCAGGAACTGCTGGTCTAACCTATACCTTTCCAGTAATGAAGAATACCTACTTAGTAATAACTGATTGTCTCCTTTCAGGAACATCATCTACTGCCACTTTAACAGGTGATGGAAATAAGCTTTTAGAGATAGATGTTAAGGAAACAATTAGTTATTCTCCTTTTACCTGTATAGTTCTCAATCTAGAGAAAACTAATACTCTAACTATGACTGGAACAGGAGCGGTAAAAGCCAATCTCTATGGCTTTACCTATACGAGTGTTAAATGAGCGACGAATTAGATCCCATTACTCCACCTGAAGAAGATCTGGATGCTGGATTAGTTATTACCCCTATGGAGTTAAAGAATAATTATCTGTGGGGGTGGGATATTATGGATAGAAATGGTAATCCCATCCCTCTGGAGTTATATAGAACACATATTCTAGCAGCTCAAGATAGAGTATCTTTAGCTACTGATTTAATATTAGTTCCTACAGAGTTTGTAGATAGACAAGATTACTATGTGAAAGACTATTCTAATTTTGGCTATCTCACTCTTTATCATAGACCAGTATTGGAATTGAAGAGTTTAAAGATAGTCTTTGCTGATTACAATGTTTTTCAATTTCCCAATGAATGGCTAAGAGTTAATAAAGAAGAAGGACAGCTGCAAATCTTTCCTACTTTCGGAGTATTGGGTAGTTTATTGATTACCAGAGGTGGAGACTGGCTCTCAGTATTCTTACGCCGCTGGACTTATGCTCCACAACTGTGGCAGATAGAATACACTGCAGGATTTGAAAAAGGGAAAGTTCCCTTTGTGCTTAAAGACATCATAGCCAAAGAAGCAGTGATAGGAATAAGTGAAACCTTCTTAGATTTAGTAGTTGGTCCAGGAGTAGGTAGTTCTAGTATTTCAGTAGATGGAGTATCTAAATCCACATCTATACTGCAAGATCATCCTCGAATTAGACAGTATCGAGCGGATGTTAAGTTCTTCTATGAGAAAGTATTGGAAACCATTAGAGGTAGGGATATAGCTATTCTATGATATATAAGAACTTTACTTTTCTTACTTCAGGAGTATTAGACCCTCCTCAAAGCAACGAGGACTTAGAGAAGTTTGACCAATTCGTAGAACAGCACGGAGTTCCTATAACTTGGGAAAAAGCTATCATTTGTCCTTGTGCTAATGAGGTAGGAATTCCCAATCCTCACTGTCCTTACTGCTATGGAAGAGGTCTTACTTATTTAGATCCTCAAGAGAACTTAGCTCTCTTTACCAGTATGGAAGGGTTTCCTTCCTTTGCTGAACCAGGTCTGTGGATTTTTGGAGTAGCTAATGTCTCTACCCTCTCTACCATTAAGCTCTCTACTAGAGATAGAATCATTATCAATGACTTTGAGACTACCTACATAGAGAGTTACCCTAAAGAAGGAGATACTATAACAGTCAATTTCCCTATCCACGAAATAGAGTATCTCTATTATATAGATGCTGATGGTGTGCTTACTGCCTGTGATCCTGAACTAGATTACACTTTTGAAGATCACACCATTACTTGGCTAACCACTAACATTCCTGCAGGAAACACAGTATCTATCCGCTATAAATCCTTTCTTCAATATTTAGTTATGACTATGCTTCACGAAGCTAGAGGAATTAAAAACAGCTCAGGTGAGGTAATTAAGCTACCCAATCAATACTTAGTGAGAAGAGAAGATTTACTGATAGAGGAGAAAAAGAGGGTGATAGACAATGAATAGTACTACCCTCCAGATTTCAGTAGATTCTCTACCTGAAGACTTAAAGAAGAATAGAAGAAAATTAGGCAGACTTAAGGGAGATATAACTAAGATTAAAAATTCTGCCCTTCAAGATCTAGAGAACTTAGTTAGTTCTAGACTATCTCACCGAGAAGGTAAATACTATCGAAGAAACATTGAGGTTACTGACCATTCTCCTAACTTAGGATTCACTATTGGAATAGATACTAGTGATGGAACTATGAGGAGATTAGAGTATGGTTATAAATCCTTCTACCTTTGGGATAAAATAAATCCAGCTAAAGCTAAACGAACTAAAAAAGATAATAAGATATACTATGATATTCCCTTCAAATACTACTTACTTCGGAACCTAAACAGAGATCGTCCTTATACTTTGTATGATAGAAAAAAGTTTGTAGAGCAATCTCCTCATCTGTTCCTAGTTGGAAGCATGAGAGCATCTCGTTTTCGTGAAGCTACAGAATACAATAGAAGAGGAACTGCAGTAGCTTTTACTCCCTATAAGTCAACTACTAAAACTATTCCCACTAAATTCAAAGGATCTGAATTCCGATTTAGTAAGGAAATGGCAGCTACCTGGAGAGAAAGAGGATATGAAACAGTTTCAAGACTTAAAGCAGAACATTTATTGGGGGGAATTATTAGTGGAACAGTGCAGACCATTAAACGGGGACCAAATGTAGGAAAGCAAAGAATGATATACACCCATTTAGTGGTCTTCCGTAGAATGGATGAAAAGAACAAAAGACATTTCTTTATTATGGGTAGGACAGGTTTACGGGCTATATCTACTATAAGTAAAAAAATAGAATCGGAACTCAATAAACTGCAGCACCGAATCGCAGGAGGCTGATATGGCTTTTACTGTAGTTGAATATTTACTCAGTTCCATACTAAAAGATGGATTAGACTACTTCAAAACTAATCCTCAAGAAATAGAACAGGTTTTATTAACCCACGATACTGAGGTAATCAACCGAGCTAAATATATAGTACAGAAACTGCCTGTTAAAGTATTGGTATCTTATCCTCGATCTAAATTCAGCCTACCTCTCTATGTAGTATTTCTAGAAGGGGAAGAAGAAGATATTAACTACATTGGAGATAAAACTGATCCTGCCGATAATAGCTATCAAACTCCTATTGCAATTACTAATGAAGTGATAGAAGTTCCTGATTTTCAACTAACCCATAAACCCCTAGATACAGTTTCTATACTTTGCAATGGGATAGCTTTATCACCTTATGATTTCTCTTATAACCGTTATACAGGAAGAGGACACCTAATTGGTAACTATGATCCATCAGCTTCCTATACTGCTAACTATACCTACTTTGAAAAATATTATGAGCCTATAGGAGCTATGTTTCGTTCGGTTTATAGAATTGAATGTCTGTCTAATAACATAGAGGAGGTGTTAATCCTTTATCGGCTGGCTCAATTTGTCTTTATGTCCAACCGCACTGCTCTATCCCATATTGGATTTAAAAACCAATCTTTATCAGGTGAAGATTTAGAACCAGTTAATTTTGAAGATCAACCTGATTTTATCTTTCGTAGAGCCCTTTACTTCACTTTTACTAGAGAAGGAACAGGGACTATTCCTTTACCCGCTTTACAAAATATTGAAGTTCATCCCGTTTGAAAGGAGTAAGAATGAATGGCAGGAATTGTTATTAATGGCGTTACTATAAAGAAACCTGGCGTATACTCCATTGCTGATGTCAGTGCTATGGTAGCTCCCAATCCCAATGCTAATGGAATTATAGCTGCTATAGGAACTTGCCGAGGAGGAAAACCATTTGAAGTATATCACTTTACCTCTCCTCGGGAAATGCTGGCTACTTTGAAGCAAGGAGAATTAGCTGATTGTATTGGACTAATGTATTCTCCCTCTGGAACTGGTGGAGGAGCTTATGATGTTTTAGCTATTCGAGTAGTTGGTGATGGTTATTCTCAAGCTAGTGTAACATTGAATGCTGGTGGTTCTCAACCTACTTTAAAAATCACTGCCCTAGACTATGGTAATATTGGTAATTTCATTAGAGTAGGAGTATATGATGGAACTTCTTCAGGAAAGAAAATTACCATTCACGATTACTATAATAATATCCCTGTAGAAGTATTTGATAATCTAAAAGATGCTTTTAGTATTCAATACACAGGAACTGCTGATACAGCTAAATTGACTATTACTCGCACCAATAACGTAGCTACTGAGATTGCTTGTGTAGTAGAAGACCATCCTGAAGAGGGATTTGTCTTTGATTTGACTTCTAATGATTATCGAACTGTAGGACAATTAGTCAGTGCTATAAATGCTCTTCCTAATTACACCTGTGCCCTCTCTCCTTATATCCCTGCTGGAGACTTACCCACTAGCTACTTAGATGCTGTTGCAGACCAAGATATCAAAACCTCTGCTTATACTGCTACGGCAAAATTAGGAACTATTATCTATGCTTTAGAAAAATCTAAAATCGTTAGAGCCAGTAAAGCTACAGCTTCAGCAACTCTCCCCCCTGCTAATACTGATGAGGTTCCTCTCTCAGGAGGTAGTGAAGGAGCTGCTCCTGATGTAAATGATTACAATAGAGCTTTAGCTTTATTAGAAGGTTATGATTGTAGGTTTATTGTAGTTACCAGCACTG